TAATCATCTTCTTGAACTGTATATTCGGCTGTTGTGACATATGTAGTATTTGTGATTAAAGAATTTGCGTTCACGTTTGCAAAATTAAACTTGTTAGATGTACTGTCAAATTTCAAAAACTTTCCGTCTGAAATAGATGATCTATCAACATCATCTAACATGCGCAGTTTGACTTCACCGCCGCCAGACATAGTTGACATTTGTTGCTGAATACGTTGCAAAAACTGGCCATAATGATCTGCCATTTGCTTTTGCGTAACAAAGTCTGTATTTCTTAAAGGATCATTCCATCTTTGCGCTTCTATGTCTTGTGGGGCTGATGGAGTATTATCATTTTTAGTTCTAATAAGACGAGCCGTCTTTTGCACAATATTTTCTTCTTCAACGATAGGAACCGGTGTCTGTTCTACTAGTTTATGAGAAGACTCTTGCGCTTCTTCTAACAATCTTTTGAATTCTTCTATTGCACTCATTTCTGCCATCCTATGATATAAATGCTCGTGTTAATTTGTTCCAAATAGCCATTAGATTTTCCCGTCATAGTAGTTTTTGCTTAATTCACTCCAAGGTCCATTTGTATTAGAATCTGGATAAATTTTTCCAGTTGGTTGAACCCTTCTACATTTTACATATGTTTCTTGTGTAGTACCACCTGTTGGTGTAAAGGATCTAATCCCGTTTGTTACAGTGCCATTAGCTTCACGATAATATTGGTCATTTGGGTGAACTTTTGCGCCTGCTGCTAATGTTCCCAATGTAGGAGCGTTATCATATTGCCAAATTGCAGTTGGTGTTCCACTAACTAAAATTGTTGGTGATCCTGGTACGTCAACCCATGCCATTATTTTTCCCACCCTTTAATATATTTGTCNGAGAAGTTNGCATTACTAAACTCAAGNCNATCAACAAGCTTAACAGAGTTTTTACCAGTATGATCGATTGCAACAAAGCCTTCTTGCTCTGTTACTTCATAGCCATCAGCAGTTTTCAAGAATGTACCGATACGCTTTGCTTTATCTAGTTTACGAATGATTAAATGTTTAGCGTCGATAAGTAGATTATATAATTCGAATACAGCAACAATCTGAGACTCCGGTGTTCGTTTAAAGTACTCTAGTGTTGCATCTTTCTTTGCTCTTTGTCCAGCTTTACCTTTTTCAGTCTTACGACCTGCGGCCTGCTTCTCGTAATAGTCATCGATGTATTGAATGAGATCTTTAGCAAATCTTTTTGGATCTCGAATTCTTTCACCGGCTCTTACTTTACTATTGACAAAGGTTTTGATTTTAATTAAGGTATCCTCATTCTTTGCGATACCATTAAGTGTTGGTGCTTTAATTGTATTGAATTTCTTACCAGCAGCAGACAGCAGTTTAGTTACTTCTGCGCTTTCTTTCTTGGTAAATGTTGCAGTACCGGAAACATCTTTATAGACTGCATCTACTGACCAGACCGATTTTGTGCTTTTAAGATTAGAAGCAATCTCCTCTCCAAAACTTGCAGACATTTCTTCAAAGCTTGATCCTCGGTATGTAGTATGCCAGACCACTCCGATCTTGGACCCGAGAATTTCCTTACCGAGCTTTGATGCTGCAGGTACCGCGTATACAATCGTATTAGGATGGAAAGTAACATGCGGTTCACCGTCAAAGTCCACCATTTTGAGATCAGCCTTATCATATAGAAAGTCACCTTGTACAACGCCCTCGATACCAAGCTTAGGCAGCTCAGCTAGGGCAAGCTTCAATTTTGCATTCAAATCGCCTTTAGTGTCGGCGTCAATATCATCATTGGTCTTATAGACCTTTGGATTCTTATTGAAAATACCTTTCTTCGCAACGAAGAATTTACCGTCTGATGGATCTTTACCAGCAAACACAGCAGGAGCACCGTCCCACTTTACTGTTACATTAACAGCCTTTGCTGATGCACCATCGAGCATATCTCTCAATGCTCTTAGAAAGTTAATAGCTGTACGAGTACCATCAACACCAAGATTCAAGATAGAATCTTCGAGGTGTTCCATGTGTACGTTTTTTGATTCTGAAAGATATTGTTTAAATCTAAGCATATTACACCGCGAATGGATTCTTCTTACGAGTTCCTGGTTTGATTGAGTACGCCGATGTTGGCATATTATTAATTTTGATTTCAGGCTGTATCTCGTAATAAGGTTTACTGCCACGAATACCAATACGCATTCTAAATGAACCCATACATTGGCCTTTTCTACCTAGTTCTGGAATATCAACTGGTAGGCCGAGAGGATTCTTATTACCTATCATATAGAAGTCGTCACCCGCTTGCATATAGTGTGCAGGCTCTGCTTTACCTTCTAAATAGTGACGAGTAACAAGCTCACCTAGATCTACATTCTTAACGTCTAGAATATACTGTGTTCTTTTACTCATATACTCTTTCATCTTTTCATATGAAACAGCATTCTTATTTTTCAAAGGACCTTGAGTAGAAGGAACAGTCATATCTTTCCAGTTCTTAATACCGGCAAATTCTGCTACGTCTTTAAGGAATTGTTGTGTTTGACGATCTTTAGAAAGATACTCGATCGCAAACTGTTTAACAGGATCAAGAGGTGTTGCAGCAGTCCACTTGCCATTAATATAAGAAACACGAGTGTTGCCAAGATTGTCTGTGTGGTTCATCTTGACTTCAATCCATGTTTTCTTACGATTGAACTCTGTTTTTACGTCGGCATATTTGGTGCTAACTTTGGGACGAGATGCCGTGACACCGTTCATGCCATTTAGATAGTCTGCTACGTCGGCTTCGTATTTATCAGATCTTGCAGACATAAGCAATAGCTCCAGCTCTTCACCAATAAAACTCTTAAAGGATTTCATTGTTTTTTTCCAATATTTGTTTTATTGTTATTTATAAGGAACGATGTATTCCTTATTAAAGAAGTCTGGAATTAATCCCTCAAAGCCTGAGCCTAGATTGAGTTTTCTTGCAATTTGATTTGCACTACTACGAGACAGATCTAAGTTGATGTACTCATCTGTTGTTGTGTCGTAGATTCTATACGCTTTCTGTACATGTTGCTTTACAATATAACTCATGTGAAATCTCCTGCTGCAAATAGTTTCTTCTTACCTTTATCGAATACTGGCATATCATCATCTGGTTTCAGATCAAGCACGCTTCTTGGTGATGAGTTGGCAACTTGAGCTGTGTCTCTACTTACCTGTTGTTGAGCGCCAGGTTCTAGATCATAGATCTGCATCTTAGCACGATCAATACCGACGACAAATCTACGGTAGTAACTTAGATCACCCCAGCGATTCTTAAGCTGCTTGATCATGAGTTGGCCAAGGTTGTCTAGTTCTTCGGATGATATAAGTCCAAGTATACAGTCAGCAGTATGAGTAATCCCCATAGACTCAGATGTATTGGTAAGATCCACATCGGAGTTACCGTAACCATCGCGATTAAATTGAGAGCTAGTAACAATGGCACAATTAAATTCCATTGCAAGTCCACGTATTTCCTCCGCAATTGATTTTACTAGTGTGTAACTATTGGCGGCAGCAGCACCTTTAACGCGAGCCGAAGCACAAATGTTAAGGTAATCGATAAAGACAACGTCAGGAACAAATCCTCGTTTCATCTTAAGTTCATTGAGTAGATGTCTGAAGTGTCCGGCATGGGCCGAGCCTGTTGGATATTCTTTAACGATAAGCTTGCCCGGCGATTTAGATGTAATACGATCAATACGCTTTTGATAAACATCTCGTGGCATTAGCTTGAGATCGTCAAGAGTTACATCCATCAGGTTAGCATCGATACGTTCTGAGATACGTTCTTCAGCCATTTCCATAGTGATATAAACAACATTCTTACCTTGTGTAAGATAGTTTGCTGCCATATGACATTTAACGAGTGACTTACCACCGCCGGTAGTCGCAAGGAGAACAGACATAGATTTGCGAGGTAAGCCACCCTTGGTAACTTTGTTTAGAAGATCGATATCAAACGGCAGACGTTCTTCTTTGCGATGATAGAAGTCATAACGAGAATCCGCATCATCAAGGAAATCGTGGCCGATTGATGTATCGAAACTAATTGACAAAGAGTTAGATAAGAGTTCAGGCAATGCGCCCTTATCCATTTCTTTGTCTTCGCCATCAATAACTAGAATNGCTTTACGAATCGAGTTGTAAAGATCTTTGTCTTGGCAGAAACGCTCGGTCTCGGA